TGGATAAGTATATAACGAAATTGTTAACGGTGAAGGAATTATTGAAAACCCAATTTTCGTCGAAGATGACTTTTCAAGATTTGATTCAACAATTAGTAGCGAAGCCTTAGATTTTGAATTTTGGATTTATAGGGAATTATTCGGTTGTCCTGACGCTGTATTACAAATCTTGTATCAACAATTCAGCACCAAAGGGTATGGACAACAAGGTTTAAAGTATGTAGTAGAAGGAACACGTAAGTCTGGTGATCCAAATACCTCATTAGGTAATACTATCATTAATGGATTAACACATCTTTTCTGGGGAGCTGTTTCACACTAAATGGCTTTTAAAGGTTTAGAATTTAATGAAGCCTTAATAGCTGCAGCTCAAGAAGATGTAAGACAAGTGTAGTTTAGAGGTGCTTTCTTGGGTGATGATGTAATGATTAAATGTAATAAACATTACCAAGAAGTTAACGACTTAGCTGATTTTATGTAAATATTTGGATTTAAAGCTAAAGTTGTATTAAGAAAACCTGAAGACTTAGAATTTTTATCAGGTATATTTCCTCCAGTTGAGATTGATGGTGAATTAACACATATTTATGTGCCTTTACCAGGAAAAGCTATCAACAAACTAGGATGGTCTCTAGACTATTAACCAGACTTTGCAGCATGGTATAAATAAAATATGATTTCATACACAAAATCATTCAGCTGCGTCCCAGGGATGAACGACTTGCTAGATAATGAACTAGCACGCTTCAGTCAAGCTAAGGATATAAAACTCAACTTCAAAAATCAAAAAGAATTAGACTCGCGGCCATTGTTGAAAGAAAGGGTTTAACCCTCGGTAGAAACCGTTAGTTTCTTTCACACTAGGTATGGGGTTGATATAGGCAATCTATATCAATAAGTCAAAGACAAAATCCCCAAGGATACCCGTCCATTTATCATGAACACTAAACTTCTAGACAAAATAATAGCTCGTGATATGGATTAAGAGGATTCGACAACAGAACGAGTCAAAAGTGTTAAAAATTTCACTAAATAATATAACGTGTTGAAGAAATATGGAATGAAACTTAGTGTAGATATTGAAAAAGACGTATATGATGAACCTTTGTTCAACCACGATGCAGTGGAAAATAGATGTATTTTATAAGAAGCCAAAGATAAAATTACAATGGGTGAAGAAAACGTAGAAAAATACTCCGATTTGGAATCTATAGGTATAAACATAATGAACATCCCCAGTATTACTAAAGAAGAAGAAGCTTTTTGGGGACATATGGCCTATATTGCTGAATCACAATAACCAACCAAAACACACCCACTTATACGTCGAGATAAAAGATGTCGTATTTCACCACGTAAAGAAAACGCTCTTATTTAAGCAAATATGAATGTTAATGAAAACTTTAAACCAGAAAACAACCAAACAAGTAGTTTTGATGATTTAGTGTGAGCCCCACTCATAAACTAACATTCAATTTGATTTTATATACATTTAAATTAAAATAAAGCATATAACATTATGCCTCCTAAATAAAACAAACCTAAATTTTTCAAGAAACAAAAGAAGAATAAGAAACAAGGAAAGAAAGGTCGAGGTAAAAGATAGCCTAGGATTAACATGCAATAGCTTTAAGCAGCAAAATTTAGAGAAGGTGGTTTAGTAAATAGAAGGTTGTTTGCCGATATGAGAAATAACCAAAAAGTTAAAGATTTATCGCGAGCATTAAATGGATACAATTCAACCTTGGATATGAACCCAGTACTAAAGGATCGTATGATATACGCTAGCTCAGAGCAAAATAAGTACTTTAGATCTGTA